AGTAGTGGTGCAAAGATCGGCTCTACCCTGCGTATTCGCCTGCCTGACCGCGCTCTGGTGACTGACGGTGCAGCCCTGCAAGTGCAGGACGATGCCGAGCAAAGCACCACGCTGACGGTTTCTACTCAAAAGCACATTGGTGTGAACTTCACCACCGCTGAGTTAACTTTGTCGTTGGACGACTTTGCAGAGCGGGTTCTCAAGCCCCGTATCTCTCAGTTGGCCTCCAGCATTGACGCTGACGTTGCTAATGCCTACAAAGCCATTTTCAACACCGTTGGCACTCCTGGCGTGTCCCCAGCTACCGCTTTGGTTCTGTTGCAAGCGCAGCAAAAACTCAACGAATCGGCTGCTGGTATGGCTCCTCGCTACGCTACCGTCAACCCTGCTGCAAACGCTGGCTTGGTCAACGGCCTGTCTGGTTTCTTTAATCCCACCGACACCATCAGCAAGCAGTTTAAGAACGGCATGATGGGTACTGGCGTGTTGGGCTTTGACGAAATTAACATGAGCCAATCCATCAAGGTTCACACCACTGGCTCCCGTGCCGGTACGATTTTGGTTAACGGTGCTGTTAGCACCCAAGGCCAATCGACCATCAGCATTGACGGCCTTACTGGTGCGACTGACACAGTAACTGTTGGTGATGTGTTTACGATTGCAAACGTGTTTGCAGTTAACCCACAGACCCGTGAGTCAACTGGTTCGCTACAGCAATTTGTTGTGACCGCCGCACAAACTGGCGTTAGCAATGCTTTGGCAAACATGGCAATCAGCCCACCAATCTACACCAGCACAAGCGCCTTGGCTACCGTTAACAGCTTCCCCGCTGACAACGCTGCCGTGACCTTTGTTGGTACAGCGTCTACTGCCTATCCGCAAAACATGATCTACCACAAGGACGCCATCACGTTTGCTACTGCTGACCTCGTTATGCCCCAAGGCGTTGACATGGCTGCTCGTGCAAACCACAACGGCATCAGTATGCGTGTGGTTCGTGCTTACGACATCAACAACGACCGTATGCCTTGCCGTATTGACGTACTGTACGGTTTCAGCACTATTCGTCCTCAGATGGCTTGCCGTCTGTGGGGTTGATTTAACTCATTTGAAAGGAAATTATCATGGCTCTCCCTAATGGTGCAGGCGGTCAACAACTTGGTGACGGCAACCTACTTGAAGCAGTAATGGGGGTTCAAACCATCCCAGCTACTTTGACTGCCGACACAACTTTGACTGCGGATCAAGTGGCAGTTGGTTTGGTTGTTTGCAAAAAAGCCTCGGATGCTACGTTGACTGTGACACTGCCTACCGCAGCGTTGCTTGATGCAGCTATCACAAGCGCAAAAGTTGGTTCGTCTTTTGATCTAACTATTTGCAACGACAACAACAGCGGTAGTTCATCTACTGTTCCGGTCACAACCGGCACAGGCATCACAATTTTTGGTTCGGTGACCGTGGGTCGTCATGGCGCACACACCTACCGTTTTGTGAAAACTGCCGATGCTGCTTATTCGGCATTTTTGATGTAAACCTATGGCAGTCATTTACCTACGTCACCCCGTGCATGGGACGAAAGTTGCGTGTATGGAAGCAGAGGCCGTTTATGACGAAAAGAACGGCTGGGTGAGGTTTGATGTAGATGCGGTAGACGAGCCTGTCACGGTGAACGAAATGAAACGTCCCCGTGGCAGGCCCCGAGTTGAGGTTATTGACGCAGGAGCATAGGGTATGACCACATCTGCTGGCGACCAGATAAACGGGGCGTTACGCCTAATTGGGATGTTGGCAGAGGCTGAGACACCTTCAGCCGCTACGTCTGCTGACGCACTGTCGGCGCTCAACCAGATGATCGACTCATGGAACACTGAGCGTTTGTCGGTGTTCACCACGCAAGACCAAGTGTTTACTTGGCCTGTAAATCAAGCTACACGCACGTTAGGCCCGACAGGTAACTTTGTTGGCAACCGGCCTGTTTTGGTTGATGATGCCACCTACTTCAAAGATACCTCAAACGGTACTTCGTATGGCATTAAAATAATTAACGAACAGCAATACAACGGCATTGCTGTCAAGAACACAACCAGCACCTACCCGCAGGTGCTGTACGTCAATATGGGCTACCCCGACATTACGATGACGGTGTACCCTGTGCCTAGTTCGCCACTGGAATGGCACATTGTGTCGGTAGAAGAATTGACGCAGCCAGCGGTACTGGCAACTACGCTGTCATTCCCTCCAGGCTACCTACGATGTTTTAGGTTTAACCTAGCCTGTGAGATTGCTGCTGAGTTTGGCGTCGAGCCAAGTCCACAAGTCTCGCGCATTGCCATGACCTCCAAGCGCAACATCAAGCGCATCAACAACCCTGACGATGTAATGGCAATGCCTTACGGCATAGTTGCCAATCGTCAACGCTACAACATCTACGCTGGCAATATGTAGTCACCTGTTGTCATAAACACTATGTTTTCCAGCAATAAATCCTTTGGTTCCTTTTACCGCACGCAACAGTCCTTTGGCTTTGTAGGCGTCAATTGCGTGTTGAATATTTTGCTGATGGGTAAGAAGTTCCAGATTGTCAAGGCGGTTATTGATTCGGTTAAGGTCTTTATGGTTGATTTCCAATCTACCTTCAATAGGCCCAACAAAAGCCTCCCACAAAGCCCTGTGAACTCCAACTTTGGTATATTTTCCATTTTTACACGCAGCAAAACGCAAATAGTGGTCAGAGCCAACAGACGTTTTGACTTTTCTGTACGCAGCGTCGCCCTTCCAAGTTTTTCCATTTTTAATCATGCTTGCGGTAGCATTGCTAGTGCCAAGAAATTCTGCAACTTCTCGAAGAAGTGCGCCATTTTCAAACATTTGTTTTGCAACAGGAATTTTTGCGGCGTCAAGTTTTTTAGCCCTACCGACACGCCGCACGTTGGCAAGATTGCTGATTTCGTAAAGATTTTCGTACCCAAAAACAGGTTTCCATATTTCCATAGTCTATCTCCATTTAAGTTAAATGGAAGTATAGCATAACTGCTAGGATAATTTTATGACTACCGTTGCCATCTCCGGTCTGCCCGTTGCTACCGTCATCAACGCTGCTGACATTGTTCCGTTTGTCCAAGCTGGCACAACCAAGAGCATCAGCAAAACCCTGCTGTTTACCAGCCCTGCATTGGTGACGCCAGCTTTGGGGACGGTTGCCAGCGGCGTCATTTCGGCCTGCACATCGACCAGCATGGTCATGGTGACACCAGTAATTGGTGCAGCCACCGGAACGAGTTTGGCAGCAACGGGCGCAATTACATCCTCTGGCACGGCAGGCGTTGGCTACGCAACAGGCGCAGGCGGTACTGTTACCCAAGCAACCAGCCGCACCACGGGCGTGACACTGAACAAAACCACAGGCGCAATCACCTTATTTAGCGCAGCAGGAACAACAGTCGCGGCGACCTTTACAGTGACCAACAGCACCGTGGCGGCAACGGATGTGATTATCTTAAACCAGAAGTCAGGCACTGATCTGTACGACCTGATGGTGACAGCAGTGGCGGCAGGAAGTTTCAACTTAACATTCCGCACCACTGGCGGCACTACCACTGAAACGCCGGTCTTCAACTTTGCCGTTATCAAAGCTGTAGCTGCTTAATGAAATCCCCCATCCTTGGTTCGGCCTATGTTGCCCGTAGCGTCAATGCTGCGGATAACAGGATGGTCAACCTGTTTCCAGAAATCGTCCCAGACGGAGGGCAGACAGGCGGGTTTCTAAACCGAGCGCCTGGACTTGACTTGCTGGTGACGGTTGGGACAGGGCCAATACGGGGTTTGTGGACGTTTAACGGCGTTGGCTATGTGGTTAGTGGCACTGAACTCTACAGCCTCACTACGGCCTATGTAGCCACCTTGCGTGGCACGGTAGCAGGCACTGGCCCCGTCAGCATGAGCGACAACGGCACTCAGTTGTTTATTGCAGCCAACGGGCCGGGTTACATCTACAACAGCAGCACGGCAGTCTTTGCCCAGATCACAGACGTTGACTTTGCTGGCGCGTTAATCGTTGGCTACTTGGACGGTTACTTTGTCTTCATCCAGCCTGACAGCCAGATATTCTGGGTGACGCAACTGCTGGATGGATCATCAGTTGACCCGCTTGACTTCGCCAGTGCCGAGGGTTCGCCTGACGGCTTGGTCAGCATGATTATTGACCACGGACAGATTTGGCTGTTTGGCACTAATTCAGTCGAGGTCTGGTACAACTCTGGCGCTGCCGACTTCCCCATGACCCGCATCCAAGGCGCGTTCAATGAGATTGGCTGCGCTGCGGCCTTCTCTGTCGCCAAGTTGGACAACGGCATTTTCTGGCTAGGCGCGGATGCGCGAGGCCAAGGCATCGTCTACCGGGCCAACGGCTATACCGGCACTCGGGTCAGCACCCACGCCATTGAGTTTGCGATTGCTCAGTACGGCGACATTTCTGACGCCATTGCCTACACCTACCAGCAAGAAGGCCATGCTTTCTACGTCCTGACATTCCCCACCGGCAACGCCACTTGGGTCTACGATGTGTCCACCCAGGCGTGGCACGAACGGGCTGGGTTTGACAACGGATTGTTCATGCGCCACAGGTCAAACTGCCAGATAGCGTTCAACAGCCAAATTGTGCTAGGCGACTACGTTAACGGCAACATCTACGCTTTTGACTTGGATGTGTACGCTGACAACGGCGACATTCAAAAGTGGCTCCGCTCATGGAGGGCGCTGCCGTCAGGCCAGAACAACCTCAAACGCACGGCCCACCACACCTTGCAACTTGACGCTGAGACAGGCGTAGGGCTAGGCATTACGCCAGAACAAACTGCTGACGGCATCCTTACTGAGTTGGCAAACGTCCCACCAGCAGGGCCAAGTTACCAACTGATTGCCGAGTTTGATTGGGAATATCTGGCAACCGAGTCGGGCCTTGAGATCATCACCGAACCGTCCTTGGGTCTACCGGGTGAGAACTTAGTGACTTTTGCCTACACCGGCCCAGACATTGACGGCGCGGAGATTGTCACCGAGTCATTTCCAGCCACCCCAGGCTATGACCCGCAAGTCATGCTGCGCTGGAGCGACGATAGCGGTCACACTTGGTCAAGTGAGCATTGGACGAGCATGGGCAAGATTGGCGAGTACGGCTACCGCACGTTCTGGCGGCGGCTTGGTTCGTCCAGAGATCGGGTGTACGAGGTCAGCGGCACTGACCCGGTAAAGATCGCCATCATGGGCGCTGAGTTGGTGCTGAGTCCAACGTCAAGCTAGTATGGCAGACATTACCCAAATTCCTGCGCCTCGGGTTGCTTTTACCCAAGACGGGCAGATCACGACCCAATGGTTTCGTTGGTTGAACAACGTCTACACCATCACCGGCTCTGGCCTTGGCATCACACCAGTAATCAACGGCGGCACGGGGCTGGGCACAATTCCGACCAACGGCAAGCTGCTGATTGGCAATGGCACTGGCTACACGCTAAACACTCTGACTGCCGGCACAGGCATCACTGTGACCAACGGGGCCGGGACAATTACCGTGGCATCCAGCGGCGTGACAAGTTTTAGCGCCGGGACAACAGGGTTTACGCCCAGCAGCCCAACAACTGGCGCGGTGGTGCTGGCAGGCACATTGGTGATAGCCAACGGCGGCACAGGAGCCACTTCAGCCGCAGCAGCCCGAGCCAATCTGGGTGCTGGCACAGTGACAAGCGTAGGCGGCACTGGCACGGTCAATGGCATTACGCTGACAGGCACAGTCACCACAGCAGGCAACCTGACCCTTGGCGGTACGCTCAGTGGGGTGAGTCTGACCACGCAAGTCAGTGGTATCCTGCCAATAGCCAACGGCGGGACAGGCACTTCTACTGCTGGGGTTAGCGCCACAATTGTGACTGCTAAACTGACCGCACTTGGCGCAGACGGCAGCATGACTTTTACAAACGGTTTGCTTACAGCGCAGACTCCTGCGACTTAGGTTGGGTAACAAGGAGAACGATTATGGGTTGGGGTCAACTATTAGGCGGTGCAGCAGGCTTCTTTCTTGGTGGCCCGGCTGGTGCGCTTGCTGGTGCTGCTCTTGGCGGCGGTCTTGACGAGGCTACAGGCGGTGGGCAAGCTGGCGCTGCGCGTGAGGCGGCGCAGATTGCAAATGCTTCTAGCGACCGTGCTTTGGCGTTGCAACAGCGTATGTACGATGAAAGCATTGCTAGGCAGCAGCCGTACTATCAAGCAGGCGTCAATGCGCTTCCAGGCTACCTCAAAGGCATAGCCGCAGGAGGCGAGTATGTTCGGCCTTTTACGATGGCTGACTTTAATGCAGACCCAGGCTATGCGTTTCGGTTGTCAGAAGGCCAAAAAGCACTTGACCGGCAATCTGCTGCCCGTGGCGGTTTGATTTCTGGTAGTGCTTTAAAAGCAGCCCAACGCTATGGGCAGGAAATGGGTACGCAAGATTACGGACGGGCGCTTCAAGATTTCTACGGACGACAAGAAGTTGCGCGAAATGCCGCCGCTGGTGTAGCTGGCTTTGGCCCGACTTCCAATGCACTAGCAGCCACAGCAGGGGAAAGACTTGTAACTGGCTCTGCCCCACTCATGCAAAACCAAGGCTATAACACTGCCAACGCTATGCTGGCTGGAGAACGCGCAAGACAATCGTCCTACGGCGACATAGGAAAAGCGCTTGGGTCTGGTGGGTTTAGCAATATGTTTGGAAATTATGGGCGTTCTCAAGGCCCGGTATCAATGCCAGGGTACGGCGGTATGTACGATCCTGCTTACATGGGGCGCTAATCATGGCACTTAATTTTGGACTTCTTGACCAAGGTGGCCCGACAAATTTCTTTGAGGGCTACTCGCAAGGCCAAGAGAAAATGCAGGCCAATGCAATGGCCCAGCAGAGAGCAGCGCAGGCCCAGCAAGAGTTTGGTATGCGCCAGCAGGAGTTTGCCGCTGGTCAGGCTGATAAGCAACGGGTTGCCAAAGCTGCTAGGGTTACGCAAGGATTAGCTCTATACAGAGACGCGCTACTGCGTTCAAGAGATCCTACTGCTGCTCGTAGAGTTGTGCAGATGCAATATGCAGACCCAGACATTGGCCCAATCAGGAGCCGTTTAGGTACTTTGGAACAGGCGTTAGCTGAAGTTCCGGAAGAAACAAGTGCGTTTCAAAAATACCTAGAAGACGAAGCTATGGGTATAGAGACAGTGCTTAAACAGCAAGCGGGTGACAGAGAGTTTAATACTGCTATGGGCCGCGCTCCTGCCCGTGCTGCGCCTCCTCCTGCTCCTACCGCATCGGCTGCTGCTGTTGCGCCTACTGTTCAAGCGTCCATAGACGACATGGTAAGCAGAGGTATTCCCAGAGAAACCATTACTGTTGAAGATGGAAAAATATATGTTGGGTCTTATGGCTCAAACGTTGTTGGCGAACCACCAATAATGGAAAAATATTTTACGCCAGAGGGAAGTCTTGCTACGCGTCCTCAAGCACCGCTAACACCTTTGAGGGTGGCGGCTAACCAGATGGCTCCAGGCTCTGTTAACGCAATGGCTCCGCAAGCACCGGCTGCGGCTGCACCACCAAGTGAATTGCAAACACTAATTGATAGGAGGGATAATCTATCAAGAATTTCTAACCAAACGGCTAAAGTTAAAACTAACATTGATAATTTAAATAAAGACATTGCAAGGCTGTCTCCTGCGGCAGCAGGGCCAACCAATTTAGCAAAACTTCTATCAGAACTGGCTGCATTGCCTGCAAATGACCCACGCCGCGCGGATTACTTGGCAATGATCAAAAAAGAAACTACTCCTGTGGCGGGAACAACGGTAACTATGGTTGCAGAAAAAGCTGAAGCAGGCGAGTTTGGCAAAATGCTAGTAAACCAATTTTCTGACATTTCTAAATCCGCTAACTTAGCGGTTAAAACATTGCCGTCTATTGAAGCTAACCTTAGTTCCTTAAACAAAGGTTTTGACACTGGGTTTGGTACAGATGCCAAAGCCGCTGGCGCAAAAGTTTTGGGCGCTCTTGGCGTACAAAACGCAGAACAATTTGCTACTGATGCTCAGACGTTTCAATCTAACGCAATTAACGCAGTGCTGCAAAAGCAGTTGGAACAAAAAGGCCCTCAAACCGAATCGGATGCTCGCCGTATTGAGCAAGTCGGCGCAGAATTGGGTAAAACCAAACAAGCCAATGAATTTATTTTGGCAATAGCCAAAGAACAACTCAAACGCGATATTGAACAGCGTAATTTTTACGCTAAATGGAAAGACAACACAGATAGCTTTAAGGGTGCTGAAAACGCTTGGTTTGCTGGTGAAGGTAGCAAGTCTTTATTTGACCGCCCAGGTCTTAAAAAATATTCGGTTTCTACGCCATCGGCGGTTAACCAAATACCAAGCGGCGCACCGGCTGCGCCAGCGTCAAACATTACGCAACAACGCCAAGACGCAAATGCAGCAATTGCCAAAGGAGCGCCTGCGGCTGCGGTTCGCCAACGCTTCAAACAAAACACGGGTCAGGAGTTGTAAATGGCTACTGGATATGAAGACCTAATTCCTGTTGCGTCTACTACAGGGTATGAAGACCTCATACCTCAAGACCCTGGTTTTATGACTAGGCTAGGCCGAGGCGCGGCGTCTTTGGCAGACGTTACCCTTGGCGGTTTGATTCCAGGTGCTGTTCAATTTGGAGCCTATCCATTAGCCCGATTGGGGCGGTCGCCAGAGGAAGCACAAGCCGCCACACAACGCCTTGTAAGTGCAGTTGACCAGCCATTTGGTAAAGCATTTGGTGTTACTCAAACGCCTCAGTATCAACAAGAAAGTGGTCGTCAACTACTAGACTTTATCGGGCAAAATTTTCAAAAAGGCGCTAAATTTATTTCTGAAAAAACAGGCTTGCCTCAGGCTGATATTGAAAATATTCTTGGCACTGCAACCATTGCTGCGCCTAAAGTTGTTCAAGCTGCACAGCCTTATGTTGCGCCTGTTATGGAGCAAGCCGCTATCGGTGCAAAAATGCCGTTTGCTAATCAGCTTCAAGCACGGCGAGAAGCAGCCTCGCTGCGCGATTACGCCCGTGGGCCACAAATTGATGCTGCTGCGGT